GTGTCCTTGTGCTACTAAAAAACCGCCCACCCTTGCTTGAATTACATGATGTGCATAATAGTTGCAAGTTATAGTCCTCGTCTGTACCGCCTTGTGATCGTGGCACTATGTGATCCACGCTATCGCCTTCCATGCCGCACATTTGACACACGCCACCATCACGTTCAACGATGCGCTGTCTAATCTTTCGCCACTTCGATGTGCTTCCGTTATCTCGTAATGCACTAGCCATCAGTAATGATTCTTCTTTTGATGGAAACGCCAAGCATTACACATTGAACCATAACGATGATTAATGTATTTGATAGTTGCATCTATCTGACGATAAGGATCAAGATTCCTATAATGCTGACTACGCATCTGGCCTAAGCCAAAGTGACTGCCGTTCTTTGCTAAAGGATTCCATCGAGATTCTTTGTGGATAATCAAAGATAAACATTTGTATTGATCAAAGTTAATAATCCTTGAATGTGCATACAGCTTGTAATGATCTGCATTGCTTGTAGCTTCTGCGGGTTGAATCTGTAGAGATAGCGAGCCTACGAATAGGCATAACACTCCCCAAACCACCACTCTCCTTAGCGAGCTACACGCCTGCAGGCGCTCGCTTTCGGAGCTGGATGGTAGCAAGCCTGTCAAATAGGTTGGGTTATCCACAGAATTTTGAGCCTTGTGTCGGCGTGTTATCCACAGGTTATCCACAGGCATCAATCTTTACCCCATCCAGTTCCTTTGAAGTGTGCAGGCGGGGCTGTCCATACTCGATCCATACTGACTAAGCAATACTGGCAAGATGGATAGACAATGGACTCATCCACCGCAGCTTTAACCTCTGCATTTGTACTGCATACAGGGCATTTAAACTCATATATCGGTGTCATCTGTGTGATGCTCCCAATCTTCCGGCACAAGGTGCATCATCAAGGTGCATCGATCACAATGAGGAACAAGATACACCTCACCTTTTGCACCATCAATTGTTTTAGTAGCGGCACATATTCCGCATCGATATTTATGGGGCATCGTAGGCCGTTTCCTTATCTAAGGCAGCGATGGTTAATACGCCACAACTATTACACTGCACAACTTCAATGTAAGGTGGCAGGTTATCGGTTACCTTGCATATTGTCTGCGTTGTTACTTTCTTTTCAACGCGGCAGTTATAGCTGATTTGCATACATTGACCTAACAAGGTTGCCCATAGGATGTAAATCCTGCTGGCCTATCCACCATGCTCCATCGTTGCGCTTCTGTGATGGCCTGCGTGCAACCGCAATCGGTATCCAGCCGCATAAGTAATATCTTGGCATTGAGCCTGTAACCAATATGGCAATGTCCTCTTTGCGGTCATGATCGCGTAGTATTAGTGATCCATCTTTCCATTTGGTGTGCTTTACCTCAACGTTGTGGCCTACATCAGCTTTAGTCTTGTAGTTTAGGTTAGACAAATCAATCGGCTGCTTAAAGTATTTGGCAACTGCTACTTCTGCACCCAGCGCATCGCTTTGTTGATCCACAAGCTGCGGAAAATTAATCTGCTGTTTTGCCGTCTGATAGTTAGGTTTAGCCCATTTACCTTGCCATTGCTCGGTGTAATTAATAGCCCTAATAAGGCCAAATATCGTAACCGCTATCTGTGTTTCATCATCAAGATCAACACGTATCATTTACACGCCTGACATAGCCAAATCAGCGATAATCCTTGATTTGCAACGTGTTTACCAAAATGAGTTGGGCGATAGCTTTGGCAGCCATCACAAAAATCAACCGGTATATCGTCATCATCTCTAATTATCGTGCCATCAACCTCGATGGTGATTTTGCGTCCGTCGGGCATCTCCATGTGTAAACCACTCATCAGATGCGCTCCTTCCATTTGCCGTCACTTGTAAGCGTTAGCCACAAGGCCGGACATTGATTTGCTTTTGTTTTTTCTGTGCAGACATAGCCTCGATACGGCTGTCCTGTTTTGGCAGATGTGCCTTCTTTCAGCAACATGTGACCATGCTTACAAATAGGGGCTTCTGACATAAGCTCACCGCCAAGTTGATCTGCAATTGCTTCTACAGCTTGTTTTGCAGTGGTAAATCCTGACTCATCCCAAATCGGCTTAGCCCATGGATCATCATCAACAAATGCTTTTGGCAAGGTCTCGACCTGCTCCATGCTCTCGCGTGATGCTTTCATCTCTGCACCCAACACAACGCTGGCACATCGACCTATTGCGCTGCTGACTGTGTCCTCGACATACCAACGTTTCATCTGCACGTTATAAGCCCCAACCATGCCATGTGCGTAATCAATTGCGGCTGGCTTGTCATCATCGTAATGGCGATAAATTCGGCACTCAATCATGATGTAACCCTTTTCAGGATTCCAATCAATGATGTTAGTTTCGATCCGGTTGGTTGGATAAGTTGAGTGCAGGCGTTGAACCTTTTGATTGACTGTCTCATAATTATCTAGAAATCCCATTAGCGGTCACTTTGTGTCAATCTGACGCTTGTAGCTCTGCGCCATCCAATTGCAATGCCCTCACGTAGCCCATCTTTTCGGCCTAACGTGTAGGCAAAAGTAAATCCAATGGCCACACCTATCAGCGTCCATGCCATAACTTCACCTAATGAATACATTTTTGCTCCCGTTCAGGAAGCTACTGTGTTTCGCTCCCTGCCATAAGGGTGAAGCAATACCCTGACAAGGTCAAGGATTACGCTCAAATTTCGGCGTGTCGAGTAGCAAATCCAGCATCTAGGACTGCGTCCACCGCGTCATCAATGGATCGCACAATGTCTATCTTGAAATCATCCATATCGTTTGCCCGCCACAATGAAACTGGCATCCTTTTCCATGTAAATTAAGTCCACCGATACGTGGTTGCCATCGACGTACATAATGCCAAATCCGGTCTGCCAGTTGGCGTAGCCCTTCATGTATCCAGCCTTTGCTAAACACATCAGATTTCCGACTTCAACGCCATGTAGCACGCGGCCTTGTTTACCACCAAATGCCTCTGTAAATGATGATCTCCCCATGCGATGCGTGTGGCCTGATATGACGTTTCGACCATAGCGGCGCGCAGCTTCTAAGGCCGACAAACCGCCTTGTGATTTGATAGGTGTGTGATCACCATGAACTGCGAGCCAATTAGGTGCTATCGCAAATGGTTTTTTATGGAATTTAATCCCTAGCTCATCCAGCTTCATAAATCGTTCAAAGCGCAACTCTGGCAATGATAGAAATGAAGGAATTTTGCGCATGATTTGTGTGTATATGCGATCACTATGATTTGACCTGACCATGTGCGTGACCTGTAAATCCTTTAACACTTGCACAGCTGTATCACGATCTGCGCCCAACGTCTGCTCATAGGCTTCCGGCGTGCCTTCTGCAAAGCGGCTAAGCGTATTGAAATCTATCTCATCGCCAATAGTTACCACATCATCAGGCTTAAACTCTCTGATGAAGGCCACAAGGTTGGCAACGGCCTTTGTATCGTGAAACGGAATTTGCATGTCACTGACGATAACTATGCGTCTCATCAATCCTCATCATCTTCATAGGGGATGTTGTCGATTTTGTTAGGGATTGACGGCAATATCCAATCCGGATATGACAATTTATCTTGGATCATGGACAAAGCAATATCGGCTGCAAAACCTGCTCTGCGTAACGATCCGTAATATTCGTGCAAGCAAATGGCATAAGCATCTAAAGCTGCATAGGTATCTAGGTCAATGACCTTTTTTTGCCTCGGTTTTGCCATAGCCTAATTTTAAGGGCTAGTCAAGCAATTTGTCGTAAAGCGCATCCAATCGAGCTTCGATTCTATTAACCTGATCTTTAAGGCTTGAGCCACCATTTGGGCTAAATTCACGCATAATGGATTTGACCATGTAGCGCATCATTGAATAGACAGCGGTAACCACTGTAATGATGCCAGTGATTACCACTGTCCACTCTGTCGGTGTCACTTCCCCTTGACTCCGAACCCTGTGTCATCTGGGTTTAACCAGCGTAACAATGGTGGCAATACAGCTGCTAACCCTGCCCCGAGTATAGCTTTTGGATTAGTCACGCCTGCCAAATAAACGGCAAGGCAAGAGGCCAAAAATGAACGACCATACGATGCTGCTATCTTCTTAAATTCTTTCATTTTTTACCTTTCAGTAACTTTGCCTTTTTTGGTGGTGCTGCTACTTCAACCAATGGATAGTCACCTTTGTAGGGCACGTATTTTGGTCTGCCATATCCTACGATGACATCAGCTGTGCGTACCTTAAGCAATACCATGCCGCCGTTGCGTTGATCCCCGCCACGTGATGTATTGCCCTCGACTACCAAAATATTGTTGCCGTCGCGTCCGACTACAATGCCTACATGACTGATGCGATCTACGCCATCATGCGGGAAGTCCATAAAGGCTAAATCGCCACGTATCGGTTCATTAAACCATCGAGCCATTTCCTTAAACTTATGCGCTCCGGCAGCTGTGCCAACGACACTGTGATTCTTGACTCCGGCTTGTGCCAATACCCAATTGCAGAACGATCCGCACCACGGCAAACCATCAGCCTTCATAAATTTGCCATACTTTGTAATGTTTTCCGGTTCTTCAATTACACCTTGCTCACCTAAAGCAATGCTAATTGCAAGCGCGGCTGTGCCCTGTGGATATGTCATCCGCGTAAAGCTGCTATTTCATCAGCTGTAAGACCGATGGCCTCTAACTTTGCCACCGCTGATAATCTTGCTTCCTCTTTTGCAGCTAAATTTGCCAATCTTTCACTTTCAATTTGTTGGTCGGCCTCAAATTGTGCAAATTCCGCGTCTGTCATTTCGCGATCAATAACATCATTTGATTCGGTATCGTGGATTCTGATTGTTGGATTTGGCATTAGTTCACTCCGTAGATTTTGACTGTTCCAGCATTAAATGAGTTATACATACACCCAAAAGTTATTGAAGATATTGCGGATGCAGAATTGTAACTAAACGATTGTGTTTCAAGAGTTGGGCGATTTGGTGAACTGCCATCCAGATTTGCGATAGTGTAATTACCCAGTTTCCAAGTATCTGTAAGGTAATTTGGAATATTGATAATTTGCTGGCTAATTGTATTTGATGATGATGGCGTGTATCCAAGTCGGACGAATGTAGCGTATCCACCTGAACCAACTAATTGGTCGGTAGTGCCATTTTGTTCATAACCAACGTACTTATAGTTACTTCCTGAATCACTGTTAAATCTAAACCAATATTGGTCATTTGATGTTGTGTTGACCTTTTCAGCCGTAATGTAAAGACTGTTATATCCTGTACCAATGCTGATTGTGGTTGTTGCACCTGACAAAGTTGTTGTTGACAAAAGGGTTAAACTACCAGCTGACGATGTAGCCCATTTGATGCCAGTTGCAGCCGTTGAATCAGCCGTAAGCACTTGACCATTTGTGCCCACCGCTAACCGCGCAGGCGTATCGGCTGCCGTTGCAGCTATCAAATCACCTTTTGCATCCACTATCGCGTTTTGAATTGCATTTGTGTCATCGGTTGTAACCCACACAAAATCCATATCGGTATTGCTATTTTTTGCAAGGACTTGACCTGATGTGCCGCCTTTGAGATCAAGTAATGAAGCGTCAATAGAATCGCCAAGTGTTTCGATAGCTGTCGCGCCATCTTTTACAAGGTCTGTTGATGTTGGTACTGACCAACCAAAATTTGGTGTTGTTGTTGCCATTAAGCTACGACTCCAATCGCGTTAAGCCATGTCAATGCTGGGTTTATGGTATTCCATGCTTCAGCTGCGTTTACCTGATTCCATTTTACGGCAACCTGACTGAAATTGACCGGTGACGCGTTGAACGTAATGGTCAAATTGTTCAGGCTTGCTCTAAACGTCCAGCCCTCGATGTAGCCTTCAAATGAGCCACCAGCAATGTTTATAGGCAGGTTTTGTATCCATACAGGCTGACCCATAAATACGTTAATAAGGGCATCTCTGTCGGCATCGTCAATTTCAGGGTTGCCTAACTCAAAGGTAATGCTCTGAAATTTGGGGACTGAATCAGCCCATAAAACAATAATC